CCAATAGGTTTAACCTGTATTTTGGCAAGTCAATTTTTGGCTTTGTGATATCACTAAGATCTACAGAATTACCAATTAACAACTCACTGTCACCGAATGTGAGAGAATCCTCGAATTCAACCACGGCAGGTTTGCCATTATAAGTAATATTAATTGGTATCAATGTCATTAAAATTGATTCACTAGTCTAATTAATAAGGGTTACTATGCTGTATGATCTGACACTATTCTTGCTGATTTTGCTCTTAGTGTAACTTCTTCAAATATTGGTTCTGCTGGTTCAATACCAGTTGTGCTATGATCAGTTATTGATACTCCACCTAGTTCTATTTTTAATGATTTATTACCATCTGTGAAAGTTAGATCTAATCCTACATTTGATGTTTCTGTTAATGTTTCTGCACCAGTTCTGGATTGGTCAATTACTGCTTGAATTAGTTGACCGTTTTTAGATGATGTTCTAAATCTTGCAGTTACTTCAAATATTTTTCTGAATACATCTTTTGCATGGTGATCGCCTAATCCCCATAGTAATTCAGCGTTAGTTGTAAATGTTATATCAATGTCTTGAACTTCTGCAATAGCAGCAGGTGTGCCTGCACTTCCAGTTGATGTTGTTAATGAACCGTGGGCGAATGTATATGGTGTTGTTGCTTGATCATTTGCAGTTGCAGTTTGTTCTACAAATCCACTTGTTGCTACTACTGATGATGTATCTTCTCTTGCAAAAACCATATCAACTGTTGCATTTAATACTTCACCTATACTTGTTGACAATCCTAATGTTTGTACAATACATCCTTTTAATGTTCTGTTTAACAATGTATTTGAACCGTCAGCTATAACTTGGTGTATTTGAGTTGTTAATGATAATGGTGAACTTGGACTTACACTCATAGAACCACTTCCTTGAGTTCCTGTAAATGGTTTTGTAGAACCACTAGGATAAATATCTGCCCCACCTGATGTTGATGGTTCTCCGAAACGTGCTTTGAATATTGGATTTGATTTCTCACTATCCCATACAAAACCGATTCCTACGCTACCCATTTGTTGTCCATAGGCAAATCTGCTTGTTTCAACTTGACCTAGTTTGTTAAGTGGTATTTGAGATGTGTTTAATGTTAATGATGTGACTTTTTGATTTAAGCCAAAAATATTTGTTATGCTTGATGCAGCAGTACCAAAAGTTGATGCTCCTTCATATCCATATAAAACAGATGCAGAACCACCAGTATATATTGCTCCCATACTTTATACTTTGTCTATTACTATATAAAGATTTTTAAGCAGGATTGGCTTTTCTGTATGACAAAGTTAAGACATAACTGTACATGTTACGGAACAAATAGTTTCTACTGAATGAACCTATTACTCTCAAATCAGTGTAACTTGTGCCTGTTATGTTTTCTTTTATTATCTTAACAACCTCTTTTACTACTTTATCGTGTCTTTTAATGTCCTGATATGTACGAATATCTAATTCAATAATCTGTTCATGCCAGAATGAACTTCCACCAAGACCAAAATACTCTATATTCTCTCCTTTGGGAGAAACAATTATTTCGTCACTTCTGTCATCTATAAAACCAACGGTTCTCTTTTCCCATACCTTAGTTATATGAGGTGGGCGTAAATCAGACCATTTAGTCCTAACTAAATCTATAATATCGTTTACTGCATCATAAGTTACAATCGTCATTTCTTACCTACATAATCTGGGTCGCCACTACTATATGTATATTCCTCATCATGATATTTTAGACCAAACTCTCCTTCATGTCCAGCAATATAAGCTCCTACTCCATACCCACCAACACTTGTTTTTTGATATGATTCTGGATTAGGTCTCATATGTTTTGTTTCATTTTCCCATTGTTCATCACTCATATCTGATGGTTTTCTTCCAACATACCATATTTTTCTGGCTACCATAAAAGCTATTTGATCTATCATTCTTTCCATTTTTCCATCAGTCCACATTTCCATTGTATCTTGACTGTTTATTCTATTGTATTCCTGTTCCAATTCCCTTTGTGATTTTCCTGCAAGTTTTACATTTTCTACCCAAAATTTAATTCCATCAATATTAGGTTTTTCACCCTGAGTTTGATCTGTTGGACTTTTTTTACCAGCAGGATAAATTGGATTCCTCCAACCATCAGGAAATTGGTCTTTTCTGAACACTTGTTTCTCCTTATCATAAAGTTCAAGAAGATATTGATCAGACGGATCTTCTTCCTGTATATGTCTCTCTTTATCAACAATACTCTCAATATATTGTAAAAATTCTTCATCAGATACATTTTCAGGATACATTCTAACGGTAACTTCTTCTGTAGGATGTTGTGGAATTTCGTATGCAACCCCCTCCCTTTCTACCTCATTTTCTTTTAATTCAAGATCTTTCTCATCATCTGTAATTGTTACTCTTGCTTTAATGCTTTTATTTCTTGCTTTTCTAGCATTTTTAATAGCTTTAAGTCTTCTGTATTTTCTACTGTTTCTTATCAAGGCACAACAAATACTTCTCGTCTATTCATTATACATGTTTCAATATCTTCTTGCCAATATCTTTTACTTTCACTTGGAGAAACACTTCCACCAGTTGGTATTTCATCCATACGAAATGATGTATTCATTACTTCTATAGATGTCATTTTGATTACAGCATCTGTTACATCCAATGGTATAACTGTGTCACCTGCAAAATTTTCACCACCATATCTGTAAGTAACTCTAACTCTATTTTTTCTTAAAATAGTGAATAGATAACCTCTTAAGTGTAATGTTCCTCTTTCATATTCCATATGATACCATTGATCTTGACCTAGTATGTTTTCCCATGTGTTTGATTCTCCTTTCCAAATTTCTATTTTATCTCCCTGTGATACATCAAGTTCGTATATATTTCTATGTTGTAAGAATATTGGAGTACCCCAACCAAATGTGTATAATAATGGCAAGTCGTGAACTTCCTTAGTAATTTTCTTTGATCTCCAAGTATGACCAACTCTTCTGTCAAATTCATCCTCTTTTCTTGCAATAATCTTACGAACCATTTCTTTGTTTGGAGTGGTTGTAGAAGTTATAGGTACTCTTAGAAAATCACTTATATCTCCGACAGAGCAATATGTAGTAGTTGTGACCATTAGTATTATAAAACCTTACTTGATATTTAAAGATTCTATTTGAATACGACTAAATATTTTGCATCTGTTCCAGTCACTTCTGCGTAAATACCGTCTTCAAATCTTCTTGCTATATCTTGAATGTTTTGAATTGATTCACCATACACTGTAAATTCTACTGGATCTGAATTAGAACTTCCGTTGTGGAATACTACTTTGTCTCCACTAGTACCTGCTTTTGTAACGTGAACTGAAACTATTACACCATGTCCAGCTTTTACTGCACCGTCAACAGATACATCTTTTACATTATGATTTGTGTAACTCATATCTATTCATAATATTGGTCATATATAAAGTTACTGAAAGAGAAAAAAAGATGACTAGATCTTAGTCTAGAAACCGATAACTCTAATACGAATAGTCATAGAATTGACTGCTGTATCAGCATTATCTAATTCCTCAAGGGCTATAACAGTTGCTGTAGCGCTTGTTGGGGTATGACCATAAGCCTTAATTTTACCTGTGGCTGCTGCTCCACCTGCTGCTGGAGCATATTGTAGAAGTAGACCTTTGTCACAGTGGAGAATTTCTGCTCCAATGACGGTACTAATTCTACCACCAAGTGATAGATCGACAGTATTACCATTTGTAGCGTAGTTGTCAGATGCACCATATGTTACATCAACAATCGTGGATTTCAACTTTGAAGTCAATTCGCTTTGAATGGATAGTGTCTTTCCTGTAAGACTTTTGTGGTCGGCATTTTGTGCGATTGTAATTGCCATTAAGAAATGTATAATCCACTATTATATAAAGTTAAGTAAAAAAAAGGTATAAAAAAGGGTTTGGTTTGACTAGAGTTTAATATCTCTGATCTTACCTTGTGATTTGAAATGGCGACAAACTGTCTCACCCATTGTTCTGAATACACCTTTTTCAACAAAGGCGTTGTTCACGAATGGATAACCAGCAGATCTTCTAGTTGCTTCATAATACTCGGTTGGTATAGCCACTTGAATTCCGATTCTTGGATAACCATAACCTTCTGCATCGGATGTATCTAATGCAAAGAGTCTTCCAATTTCAGAGCCACCACCAGATGGTGCATCTTTTGTTGGAATAAATGGCACTCCATAAATAGAGTCGACATGAATACCAGTACCAGTTCCTTTAAAGGTCTGAATACCGTTTACGTCTATTTGAACTAATTGTTCACCGTATGGGTTTGCAATACGGACTGAAGGCATGTATAAGCCTTGGATTTCAGAATAGACTTCATGGGAGCCTAGGAATACATTTGGATCTTTACCTGCTGCGACTCTGATCTTTCTTAAGAAAGTTCTAAGTACGTCGTCAGTTAAGACACCGTCAGTACCAATAGTACCAGAAGCGGATTCTACTGTACAGTCAAAGTCAGTGCCACTGTCTCTATCGACAGTTGCATCAGCTGCCCAACAATCATAATAATTGTTGTGTGAGCCACCTAGTGCATCTTCCTCTGCATCACTTGATACGATTCTATCTAGTGATTCAAAGTCTTGAGAACCAGTGTTGTCTGCTCCTGCTGCTGCTGCCTCGCTTTCAACATCTGCTAAAAGCATTCTATTAATGAACTCTTTGTGTTGAACTGCCATGTATAATCTGAGAGAGCCTAAGCCACCCCAAATATCATCTTTACTGTGTGTTGCCATCCATTCCATAACCTCTGATGCAGAGAAAGGAAGTTGTGCAGTTTTTGGCTTTACGTCAAGTTCTGCAACGGTTGGTTTCACGGTTTCAGCAATTAAACCACCTTCACTTGTACCACCTAAAGCAGTATTGCTGTTGTTGGTGTTTAAGGTTGGTTTTGCAGTTATAACCCTCCATCCAGATTTATCCCAAGGGTATTTTGGGAGAATTCCGAATGCGTTTGCTTCTAAGTTAAGTTGAGCCCATGCATAAGCACCAAAGATGGCGTTAAACATACCAGCAGTACTGGTAGTTGATGGAGCATCTGCTTTTCTAAGAAGGTTACGATTGTGTCCATAATATTGTGCCTCAAGCTCATCGATTGTTCTGATTTGAGTCATTTTAGTATGTTCCTACTTCGTCAGGTGTTGGAGTATAATATTTTCCAGCTAGAATATCTCTTGCGACTGCACTCAAATCTCCACCACTTCTTGCATCTTTCAAAATCATGCTAATATCTCCTTCGGATTTATTAACTGCTTCGATTGCTGCATTTGGTCTTGGAGTTTCGGTTGTGAAGTCAAAGTTGGCTTTTTCTTGCATTTTCAGTCCACTTGGGTCTGATTCTGGTTTGTCCTCAGCATGTTTATCATCGTCTAATCCTGCTTGAACAGAGTTAGCTTGATAGGTATCTGGAACTGTAACCTTTGCACCAATGTCTTCTGCTGCTGAAGTTTGTGGCTTCAACGGTAGATCTGTTGGGGTTTCCAATGCTTTTAATCTGTCATCAATATTAGACAATGT